AAAACGGGTCTAAAATACGATTTTGGGTTTTTTGACCTCAAAACTATGATTTATTTATTATTTTTCAGCAGAATTTCTACACACTATAATTGGGTTCAATCAGCCTAATAATTGGTTTAAATTTTTTTTTGTCAAATTCAAGATTTTTTTTTTAAAAAAAAGTAAAAAAAACAGGATCCGAAGATCCTGTTTTATGTTTATGTATTCTAGTAAGTTCTTACTGGAATGATAGTGCTGTCGCATCAACGCCAATTTTAGCTAGGTAGTCTGCCGCATTACCAAGTGATGAAGCTTGGTTGTTTAGCTCTACATAACCGTAACGTGTCATGAATGACACTGTTGGTTCGAACGTTGCTGGATCTAGTACTGTGCCTGAAGACATTAGCGGGATGTATGGGCAATAGAACGCAGCTGCATCCATTTCGCCGTCACCTTTATAGCCAACTAGTACTGGAGCATCGTCTGCTGCATACTGGTCTACAAATACACGTACTGTATTGTTTAGTGTACCAACAAATTTCGTGTTAGTTGGAGCCTCGAAAGGACCTTCTGTTGTACGAGCAAATGCTGATGTTGTTGCTGACTGTAGAACAGTTAGCATTGTTGGTGATACTACTACGTAGTTACCTGCGCCACGACGTGTGCGTGTTGCAATTAAGTTAGCTGCTCTGTTGATTAGAACTGCTAGTGCTGCGTGTTGGTCACCAACGAAAGTTGCTTGACCTGATACGTTGCCTTGGTCGTATGTATCTGTTACTGCGCCTGCTAGAGTGCGTAGTGATGTTAGAACTTCTTGGTCGATTTCAGCAGTAATTTCTTGTGCAAGTGCTTGCATGATTTCTGCTTCAACGTCTAGACCGTGCATTGAGTTAGCGTCTTGCGCCGCTTCGAATGTCCAACGTGCTGATAGTTTACGTGTTTTCGCTTCAACTGTTTGCTTCAATACTTGAATTGAAAGCTTACGGCCTGCTTCTGCTTCTAGAGAAGAAGTAGCTGCTGGACCACCAGTTGCTGCGTCACCTGAGTAACCTTTTGCAATTGCAAATGGGCTTAGTGCTTCATCACCAGCTGTTGCGCCAGCTGCTGTTTCTGAGTAACGTACACGTAGTGTATGGATTTGGCCTACTGGGCCAGTCATAGGCTGAACGCCTACTAGTTCGTTAGCAATAACCGTTGGCATAACACGACGGATTACCGGTAGGATTACTTTATTCATTGTGGCAATATTGCCAGCCATTGATGTGCCTGCTGCAGCGGTTTCTGAAAGATAGCTCTTAGTGTTTTCTAGAACTGACTCCATTACAACCTTTTTGTTGCCTGCTAGACCATCTGTTAGAGCGTCTTTAGTTACACCCCAGTTTTCAAATAGATTCTGTGACATTTGGTATTCTCCTTATTATTTGATACCAGCTAATTTTTTTAGGTTAATAATCTTGGCTTCGCTTTCAGTCTCCTGTGTGCTCACCTTGTTACCTGTGATCTCAGTCTTCTGAGATTCATTTAATGTTTGTGAATTTTGTGTTTTTACTGTTTCGTTTAACACTGTTGGCAAATACTTGTTATATGCTGCTTGTAACTTTACAGTTGCAACACTCTCAAGTAGGTTTGTCATCAATTCACGTTTGTCTTTTGCAAGAGGACTTAAAAGTTCATCAATTTTTGCTTTGCGTTGACTTGCGTCTGCAATGCGTGATGCCTTTTTAGCTGCTGATTCAATCAGCGCCTCTTTTTCAGCAACTACTTTCGTTGATTCTGCTAATGCAGTTTTCATTGTTAGTAATTCCTGTGATAGCTTAGAAACTTGTGTGCCTTCTGCTAAGTGTGAACTCATAAATTCAGCTGCAAATGTTTCAAAGATCTTACGACCAAACATATTTTCTTTTGCAAGTTGAATGTCTTCTTTAAGAGTGTGTAGTTCACCAGTTAGTGTTGATTCAACAATACTTGCTAGTTTGCCACTTGCTCTGTCAATAAATTCACGTTTAGTTTCAGCAATCATTTCTTTACCTTCTTTCACTAGACGAACTTTCTCTGCAATTAGTTCTTGTTTGTCTTGGTGGAATTCGTTAAGTTCTGAAGTTAGTTGTTCCATTACGAAATCTTCTAGCTTCCCGAAGTTTTGTTCTTGAAGTTGACGATCATCACGTAATTCTTTAATTTCCTTTTTCAAGGTTTCCATTACGAACTGATCTAGAATAGCTGCATGTTCTTTTAGCTTACTGTTGTATTCAACTTTTGCTTCTACTGCTGCTTTCTTATCTTCAGCAAACTCTACAAGTTCTGCTTTGATTGTATCATTAAGCATTGCGTCTAGTGCTTCCACCATCTGCGTCTTATCTGATTCATATCTATTAGCGAACTCTTCACGTAGTGTTGCTGTAATTTCCTCACGTGCCTCCACAAGCTTAGTTTCCCATGCTTCTGAAAGTGTTGTGCGAACTTCTTCACTTAAAACTTCTGAACTTAGGAGTTGGTCGATTGCATGCGCCATGTTAACTTCTCCTAATATCTAAGTTATTAATAAATTTAAGCACTTCTTCCTGAAGATACTTTTGTGCGGCGTTATCTTGATTTGAAGCATGTGCAACGTCCAATAGGATGTTACCACGCTTACCATTCATAATAGCTTCATATAACGGATCAGGATAAGCATCAGGTGCTGAAGGATTCGCAACGATATCTACCGTTTGAATCTCAAAATCTGATACACTTCCGTTATCCGCAACATTGCCGCTACCACGACTAGATACGCCTAGCTTTACACCATTCTCCAGTAGGGTTTTACATATATTTCCCATTGGAGTTGGTAAAATCTTTAAGCGACCAAAACCATCCTGACCGTTCATCCACATTTTTTCAATTACGTGTGAAACACGGTCTAGATTAACTTGTAAGTCATCTGGATGGTCAGCTTCGCCTAATACTGTGAACCCG